TATCTTCACAAAAAAGTTCCTCGGCTGTCAAATAATGTTTATGACGATCTTCAAATTTTAAATGATTTCCATAGGCAGAAAGACCCATAACTTTTCCATTCCAGGTCTCACGATATTTTTCGTCATTACCATCAATATCCTTACCAATTTTTTCACAGTAAATAGTTCTTGCCATTGAGTGGTAGTACTGACCAAAATTATTTGCTGCGGTTGTACTATTGAAGAGTCTAAACATACCCTTCTTTTTATTAAAGTATCCGATAGTGGAACATTCAACTGTGTCCGCTGAAAGAAAATCAGAACTCCAAACTATAGAACCTGCACCATCAAGTGTTACGAAAGAACCTGAGTTTACATCAGTAGAGAATACTGCTGATGCAGCATGACTTAGATGGTGTGATACCATCTTCCATTTTGCATTGGGAAAAGTTGTGTTTACAAAGTAATCAATAGCTCCTCGATCAGCTGATTGATAAAACTTACGAATACACATACTAGGAACACACACAAGATCTACATCTTGTTTTTCAATATTTCCTTCTTTTAGGCAATAATTAATCGCATTTGTAGGATATCTCCCTTCATGTTTGTGTCTTGTCAGTCTTTCTTCTGAAATACTACATATATGTTTTCCATCAATAAAAAGAGATGCCCCTGCATCATGAACCCATGTGTCTTCATCTAGTTCATTTCGTGACTCTCTTCCATCCCAATCAAAACTCCCATAAACCCCAATAATAATCATAACACCTCAGTTTGTAATAACCCAAGCAATAAAAAAAATACTCAGAAATAGTTGATTCCTGAGTATTTATTATAGATTGATTAAAGTTATTTGTCTATCAGTCAGTGCTGATACCGAGAATGTCTAACATGAGATCGTCACCATCAGCAATAATTAAATCTGCATCACCTTCGATAATGATTGATGGGAAGTTTGTGTACGCAACCTTAGTTCCAGGTGGATCTACTGTAATTGTTGAAGCAACACCTAAAGTCGGACTAGTATAGTAAATTTTTGATAAAGGACTTGTAGTGTCAACACTTAATGCTGTACCTATAGCCGCAACCGATGGTAAATTGGTAATACCTATACCATTACCCGTGATAGCACCAGTCACATTTAAGTCACCAGTAACTGTCGAAGTACCTACTAAGGTAGGACCACTTTGACCACTCAGGTTCTTAATGATATTTACATTAATCTCTGACATTTTTACATTACTTTTTAGTTATTTATGGTTATTTTATATCGACTAACTACGATCCTGCTAAGTTAAGTGGATCAATAATCATAGTCTTGCTTGTTCCAACTGTTACAGCAATCCCACTGTTGACAACTAATATTGGTGATCCACTAAGAACATATGATGTTCCTGGACCAGCATTAGTATTATCAAAAGTAATATTCTGAGCTGTATAAGAAGTTTGGTCAATATATGAGAATGGTGATTCAGAACCATCATCATAACTAATTGCAGAACTAAGACCGCCGCCTTGGCCAACGTTGATGTTGATTCTGTCTCCAGCAGCAGCGACGGAAGCTCCAGTACCAGTAAAGTTAATGGTCGATACGACACCAACTATGGTGCCCTCTTCCATGACAGTTACACTGGAAATTCCAGTTGATCCACCACCACCACCTGTTCCAGTTCCATCCAACAGGTACATGGTATTACCCATGCCGGTATGAGTAGAACACTGGTAATAAACATTACTTGGTCCATTATATGGAACCTTGAAAGTAAGAATACCTACTTGTGTTCCTTGTCCTTCAACTCCATCATCATAGAGGAGTGTGGTTCCAACTGAACCAATACCTGCTTCAGGCTTTTTAATATAGAATGGGTGTCCAGAAGCATTCAGATTGAAATGATACTTCTTACCTCTAATCAGATAAAGGATTGGGTTGTCAGTATTCTGTGTGAAACCAATACCAGTTGCCTGATATTGATAAGCCACATTGCTATTGTTAACAATATCAAACTGTGTGTAAATCTCTGCATCATTTGCAGTAACTACACCAGTAATAACTTCATCATTTAAAACTATTGTTATATTACCACTAATAGATCCAGTAACACTTAAGTCACCTTCAATATCAACTCCACCACCAAAGTTGGCTGCTGATTGACCAGCACCTGCTTGAACATCTAAAACGTACCTAGTATCAGGTGTTGTAGTGTTAAATCCAATACTGTTGTTGGTTACGTCAACAGTAATGGAAGTTCCACCTGATCCAACTTCTAACCCACTACTCGCAGTAACAATACCCGAATAATTGGCATCTGTTCCAGTAGTTGATCCTGATAAAGTAAGTCCTACACCTACAATATCTCCAATAACTTCAAGTTTGGCCGCTGGCGTAGTCGTACCAATACCAACCTTATCAATACTATTATCGGCATAGATGAGATCTGTAGAGACCTCTACACCATTTTTGACTACAAAGTTCTTGTTAACGGCCATTTATACCTCAGAGGCTTCCCTGTCCACCTCCTATTTATTTATTATTTATAGTGTTCCTGTTACTGACCAATTTCTGGCATAGGTATTGTATCCATTTGCTTTATTGAACCAAACACCCCATCTATATGAATCAATCTTTTCAATCTTAGTTGACTGTATACCCATACCAGGACCACCACCAGCTGTGACATTTTGAAGTATCTTGACAGAAAGATTGGTATAATTATCATTCATAGTAAGGATATAATACTTGACATGATACCCCGTACCTCCCTGTCTATCTGCTGAACTACGGTTTTGTGGTTCACAATCTTTGACAGAACCATCAAAACTTAGGAAAATGTTAGTATTATTCCAATTATTAAATCCATGAGTAATTGTTCCAGTTTTAACTGGTGGTGGTGGAGGTACAAGACTAAATTTAATTTTTGCCTTCTCATCTATAGGAACTCCACCAAGTTCAGTGGTAAAAATTGTTGCAGTACCATCACTATAACCTGATCCTCCTGCACCACTCTTAAAGTGAGAGATACCAGCAGTACCTCCAGTGGCACCCCTACCACCATTTCCAGAAGTATCATCACCTCTACCTTCAGTAGTAGTTAAAGTATATCCAGCTTTAAATCCTCTAATGATTGAATCACTTAGTGTGACTTCAGTTCCGTCACTAATTCTAAATTTTATTTCATCTGTAGAATTGTCGGAACAAGGAGATATTCCTAGATCAGTCCAATATTGACCCTTAGTACAAGAAATTGTTCTACCACCATTTGGGGAAGTTGCTTGAGTATCACCCGATTGTAATGTAGGATTACTTACAGTAGATCCAAAAATACCTGAAAGACTTAGTCCTCCCAAGGGAATAATAGTACCACCTGAACTATTTAATACACTTTCACCCGCAATATTTACACCACCACCTGCACCACCAGATCCAGGAGCTTTAATTCCACCCATGCCACCTTGAGCGACGACCATTAATAAGTTAGAACCTCTATAAATGAAAACCGCGGAATTATTTGTAGTTCCTAAAACTGTGTGTTCAATATTTTGTTTATGTGAAAGTGTGACTGTAGACTTTCCACCCTCTCCTCCGGGTTCTCCAATTATATCACGAAAAATCTGAGAACCTCCAGGGGCCCCATCAATATGCATTGTAAGGTCAAGATCCTTTTCTCTTGCGTAATAAGTTACGATATTGTAAGTACTATCAAAAATTGAGTTATCAAGAGTAAAATCACCATCATCAAGGTTGGCATCAACATACTTATATCCACCTGTTGGTGTAAATCCTTCAAATCTAATAATACTTCTTGGTGGACCAATATTCCAGGTTACTTCATCAGAAGAACTAATTGATCTATTAGTAACAGTGCTACCCTCATTTTCTGAAGTAATGTCAATATATGCATATGCTCTTACCTTTTTTTCACCTACCTCAGATCCTAAAATAGTAAAAATTTTAGAATTTGAATTATTTTGTATTACATCATCAATTGTCCAATAGTATTGGATGATATATCTAGTATCTGTAATAGAAGCTTCTATAGTAAACGATACATCAAAATCTGGCGCACTTATTATACTTTGTGGTTGAGTGGTGATTATAACACTTGGAAGTACTGTAAGAAGTGCTTCAACTGACCGAATACTACTCATTTGTTGCATTCCCCGAAGTCGGATCGTTCAGATAACCATCAAGTTCAGCACTTGGTGTATAACCTGATTCAAAATAAAATTTATCTAAATTATCATCTGGTGATACTGGATTATTAATAGTTAATTGAGAAGTTGCTGTACCAACATACTTTGTTCCTTCTAGTACTGGTGTAGATGTTTCTACATGATACCATCTATAAGTTACCTCACCATCCAAAATAGCCGTTGGATTCTGCTCAAATGTTGCTGTAGTAAAACCACTAAGAACAACAGTCGTACCACCCTGAACAGTCACACTTGAAGGGTTTTTAACGATTTGTAGAATCGGACCATTCAAGTATAAGTTGGTATTTGGTGTTCTGAAATGTCTAAGAGAGGCGGATATCATTGTTCACAATTCTCCTTCAAGGTATTTAGGTGAAGTTCTGACCAACAACTCCACCATACAGTGTAGAACCACCATCGAAACTCATGAAGGAGTAGATGTCAGTAGCCCCACCCGTCTGAGTGACTATAGGTGTAACACCAGCAGGCCAGAAGACATTAACAACATTACCAATGTTATTGGTAAAGGTATCAATACCAACTCCTCTTGGAGTAGTTCCCTGAACAATCTTCACTGTAAAGGCGAAAGTTCCACCTGATGGAGGACTGATAATTCTGAAGTTATTAACACTCTCAGTTGTTGTATGAGTGAAGGACTGACCTCTTGATACATCAATATCAATAACATTTGATGAGGAAACCAGTGTTTTAGAAATTTCATAGTAAGACTTCAGTCTTGCTCTACCCTCAACATCCAAGTCATCTCTTGGAGTTGCTGTTCCGATGCCAACACCAGAAGTAACGGAGAATATAGTGTTAGCTGTACCAACTCTCAGTTGACTGGTTGCCGTGATGACACCAGCCTGGACCGTTCCACTTTTGATGTCAGCTTCACTTGCTATTAATGTTCCAGATGTATTGACATCTGTGAAGTCAGCAGTTCCAATAAATCTAGATTGATTATTAATAAGAAGATCAGTCTTACCTGTTCCAGGAGAACCAACATGAAGTGTGTAGGTTGCATCAAATGTGTTAGTACCGAAACCGACGTTCAAATCACCAATTGGATGAATACCAGTTCCTAAACCAGATTGAACTCCTTTGAACATACTATCATTCTGGAGATTAGTAAGACCAGAACCATCACCTGTGAATGCGACTGCAACAACACTACCATTGACTACTAGTTTATCTGTCGCAGTAGCCATGCTACCACCAATACCAACACCATGCTCATTAACACAGAGTTCTGAAGTACCAGAACCAACCTTCAGAGTACAATTTCCTGCAGTTGTTGTTCCAATACCAACCTTTTCAAAGATAAACTGATTATCATCAGAGGTAACACAACCAAAAGCATACCAACCATTTTCTACAGTATAAGTCCAACCAATGGTTCCACCCTTTATTGGATTTGCATTATAAACAACATCACCAGGATTTCCTGCGTCTGTAGGAATCGTAATTCCTACAGTGTAGTTTCTAGAAACAATGGCACCACCTTGAAGGAAGATTGAATTAGCTTCAATACCACTATTAGATGTAGAAGTTAGTTTCTCATTGAATACGACTGGTCCATCAAACTCCGAAAGAATATTATTTGAAGGACCACCATTAACTTTCAGTGCTCTAGAAGCGATGATTTCCTGGGTCTCAAGAACATCAGTACCGAAGGATGAGTTTTCACCATTAACAAAGTCTTCACCACTTATAGTTTGAATAGGAGTATCATAAACAATTTCTTTACCTGTGTTGGAAGAAATTCTCTTATTACCGATGAAGAAGTCACCAGAATCATTCATACCAGTATAAACAACAACACCACCACCAGAAGATTGTGCCTGGGAATTTAGTTGTTCAACAACAGAAAGTTGTTTCTTCTGTTTAATTGGTAGTGAAGTAGAGTAATTACCAGGACCATAACCAAGATATTCAAAAGTATGACCGGAAGCACGGATGATTGAATTTCTTCTAAATTCAACAGGTGTAATATTAACCTTCTTGATCACACTTTCATCTAAGTGAATTGTAGGTCTGGTACCCATCAAGCCCCTGAAAACCTTAACAGGGTTAGTTCCTACAGTCGTTTTAATTCTTACAATTTCATCATCAACTCTCAGATAATCACCAATTTGGAAATTGAAATCTGTGACATTTCTAATATTAATCTCATCAGTCGTTGTATTAGAAATTTCTGAAGAAATGACCGTTGTAATACCAGCATAAAAATTAATATCTCTTCCACCAAATAGTTCATCAGAACCAATTGTAAGATTTCCACCCTGTGAACTGGTACTTGTTTTGTATGCACGAATTGTTCCACCAGTTCCTGGGTTAACAGTGTTAACACCAACATTAATTGTAAAAGTATTAATTCCTACATTATCACTAACAAGGAATTCTTTATTGAAGAACTCCGAATCCACCCCACCAATTCTTACAGCGTTATTAATTCTCAGACCATGGCCTTGAGCTGTGGTGACTGTTGCCAGACCACTAGTATTATTATATACAAATGTACTAATACCAAGAGTTGGACCTGTAAGACTAAATGATGAATCTATAGTTGTAACAGAACCAATTCCGGTGGTATTAATACCAGAAGTAATTGTGTCAACTGGGATTGCTCTAATAGAATTATTATTAATAATTTCAGAAATTCTATAGAGTTGATTATACTGAATGTAATTGTCAGAAACTACACCAGAAATTTGAATGGTATCGTTAATGTTGTTGTAGACCTTATCAACAGTGACAGATGCTTGTGAATAACCAGTGGTCTGAGAAGTTCCAACAATATTCAATGTTTCAGTCGAAACATACCCACTACCACTGTTCATAATATGAACATCAGTAACACCACCAGAAGAATTAACAGTGATTCTTGCCAGAGCACCAGTTCCAGATAGTGAACCAGAAAGAACTGCATTGTAGAGGTTTTCTGTTCCACCAGTACCATTACCATATCCAGCACCACTGGATGCAATACTTACTCTAGTGAGTTGATTTAATCCATGGTCACGGTCAGTGAAGATTATAATATATGATCCATCATCTGAAGTTTGGATATCAGTTATACCTATACCAGAATTAACTTCCTTACTAATTAGATCAAGAGTTTCTTTACTGATACTATTTTTTGGTTCACTAATAACAGTCCTACCAATATTATCTGGGTTTGCATAGGTTACAGATGGTTGTGGATCAGATTCTGGATTATCTCTATCAAGTTGCGGATAAAGGTTGACAACCGGTTGTCTGAAACTATAGTTACTTGAATCATCAAATGGTGCAACCTGAGGAGTGTTTGAAGTATTAAGAATAGTCAGATAATAAACACCATCCTGTTGTGAAGGAACATATTCTTCAACCTGTTCAACATCATAAACAAAATAATCATTATCGAAGTTCTTACGTTTGAAAGTGGGAAGACTTATGCTTCTGTTGGAAATATTATTGGTAAATGTTCCAGGATCAGTAGAAACACCTTCAACAGAGAATGATCTTGCACTTTGAATACCAATAACTTTAAACTTACCATTATAACCAGATTGTGCGGTTCCTACAGTAAAGTTTGCACTGGTTACATTGTTAATTTCAACTGTAGATCCAATTGAAAGTTGATGATTTCTTTCTGTCAGATAGAATGCGATTCCACCACTATATTTTACATCAGAGATATAAGAAGGATTTCTCAATTGACCACTGTTACTCATAGTAACAGATCCTGGGTTATATTGTAGTTCTACTTCTGTGTCTGTCTGACCAATAACGTTATTAGATTCCTGAACAATAAAACTATCTTTAGGAACTCTAGCAGTTCCAATTCCTGATGAACCAGGAATTACATATCTGTACTTATAAATTCTATCATCAGATGATCTGTTGTCAGGAATTCTTGTAATATACGTTCTGGAAGTAGTGTCTCCAAGAGTAGTGGCTCCCAAACTTACCAATTTGGAATATATTGTATTTTCAGTTGCAGCAGATCCAACGGTCACATACCATTGATTAACACTAGAGTCAAACTGAATTGGATGACCAATATTACCAGAAACTTTATCACCAACTCTACTTTGAACGGTCAGATTACCACCAAGATTATTAATAGTACGTTCTGTTCCAAACTCTGCATCTTTTAAAGTCTGTGCAATCTTAATTTGATTGGTCTTTAGACCATCTGTTATTGCATAATAAAGGTAACTATTTTCAAGACCACCAGGAAGTCTTGAATTATCACTCAGAATTCTGATGGTTTCACCATTCAAGAATTTATGGTCCTCAGTGAAGGTGAGTATATTACTACCAATACTATTACCTGTTCCTACGGCACTACCAACTGATGAAACTTTAACACTGGTCACATTGCTTAAACCAGTGTTATTATCTGGCATCACAATTGTTGATTCATATGTCTTAGATTCACTACCATCAGAAATAATAACATAAAGTTTATCATCACTCTTTGCACCAACCCTATAACCCTGAATCTTAGAATTTGGTTTGATATCTGGATTATTTTTATTGTATAGATAAAGCCTACTTGTTGACCCTATACCAATAGTTCTGACGACATCAATAGAATTATATTCAAGATTAATATTTACAGAATCAATTCTTTTTGGTGTAATAATGTTACTGATATACCCAATGTCATCAACACCAAATGCATCTTCTTTATAACCACTAGATTTCAGAGAAAGCTGACCAAAGTTGGAATTAGAGTTGGTAACTGAGAAATCACCACCAGATTCTGTTACAAAGTGTTCTGAGAAACCAATTGCAAAGATAGACACCAACTGAATAATTGAGTTGTTGGATGCCTTAATATGGTAATTAGAATATTCTGGTTTATATTTTGCTTCAGAATCTGAGTGAATATTATCTACTGACGATGAATCGTCATATGTACCATTAAACTCATCATATTTTACGAATGCATTATCATCAACCTGGAGACTGACACCCGTAAACTGGGCAACAACCATTGACTTGAATCCAGATGCCTTAGACCCATCGGCATGCATACCACACATACCATAAACTGATCTCAATGAACAGTTAAAGATATATGGAGAAGCACCAGATACTGTATCACTAGATAGTTCGATTGATACACCTGTTACTGATGGTAGTGCATTTGAAGGAACTGTTGATGTATCATATGTGAAAGATGTTACCTTACCTTCTCCATCTGTAGTAAGAATTTGAGTTGCAACAAATGTACCGTTATATGATTGATCAGTGACACCATTGGTTTGGAAGTAAGTGTCAACATTCAATCCCTCAATACCTTCCCTCAGAGTGACAGTAACTGTTGTAGATGCGGTTGAACCATCGCCTGCTCTAATACTACTGACACCTACAGATCCACTAGTTGGACCAACAATACGATACTCATCAACCTTTGATTGAATATCAACACCAGAACTTGGATAGTCAGGACTGATTGCACGACCAGAAGATGGACCATATGCAATACCAATCTTTTCATAATACATCTGTAGATCAGTTCTATTAGTAGAATAATTACTAATAAACTCATCATTAATTTCTACATCATTGACACCATCAACATACTCAAAAGTAGTCAGTTTATGATGTGAAAAATTAGGAACAGACGTATTATCAGTATAATCTTTATATGCATTACCGTTTGGATCAGCATCAAAGACCGTGAATTGGTTTAAATAACAACCACCAGTTATTCTAAAAACAGCAGATCTCTCAATATCACTATTCTCTGGATTTGGAACATACTGAGGACGGATTTTACACTTACGAAGATCCTGACCAACAATAGAAGTACCTCTAGGGATGATGACACCACCATAGATACTATTCAATTTGTAAAGTTGGTTATTAGGGCTCTTTACATCAAAATTGGTATATATATCAAACGGTTCAAATTCTGTACTTGATTGACCATTTCGTAATTTATAATTATTTGACCCATCTGGTATCCATCCAGGTCTATTATCTACAAAGTGCTCACCAGGAGCCAACATAATAGTTGTCTTTTCAAATCTATCATTATCCAGACCTTTCTGGTAGGAGAATCTTGAAGATTCTACTAGAGCTCTTTGAATAGTTTTAAAAGGTCTGGCAAGAGAATTACCCTGGTTAGTAATGCTATCAGTAGCATCTAAACTATTAGGGTCTACATAAAGGATATTTCCACGGACATTCTTGAGAAAGTTATCGAGACGCGATAATGGCATTTTACTTCAACCTGTGCACAAGTCTTCTTATACCTTATTTATTTCTTTTTTTATACAGTATTTTTACTAAGTAAATATTCCACTGTAGTTGCAACATCATTCATCGCTTCTCTCAAATCTGATCTTTGTCCTGACTCTTGCCAAACAGTCTTGTTAGTGTCATTCCCAGTTAAAGTCCATCTCCATTGTTCCATATCATCACAATACCAGAGATTGATTTGCATATTATTCTACAGGTAAAAGTTCAGGGTTTTCTAATTCCAACTCAAATAATAAAGGATGACATTCTTCATCGATCAAATAGTATGATGCTTGATATACATTATCTATAGTATATCCCGGTTGATTGTTTGCTTCATCAACAACTTCATAATCAAAATAATATTCTTCCTCACATTCATCAAAAGTAAATGGAATACCTTGTATAAAGTACATTAATACCAAAGTTACCTTATCATTGAGCCAAACAAATTTGGAATCAATTTTATATTTCATGGGAAATTCCCACACTTGAAAATATATATATAGGTTTCTATTAAATATACAATTAACTATACTATGTCCAAACTTAGTTGGTCATAATCTGTCTGGTTTTCTAACTTATAAGTAGGAGGATTTAGATTGACAAATTCGGAGAAACATATTTTCATCTCCTTGCAAGTCAGATTGGCATTGTCTGCCGCCTTGGGAAGATTCCATTTTGCAGAGAATAACATTTCCATAGATTGACGTGTTTCTGGTCTCATACTCATAACATCTAATAATTTCTTGATAAAGAGAAGAAGAATGATTATTCATACGGTTGTACATATTTGATAATTTTTTCTGGTAATACTGCCCTAATTACTTCTATAACATCCATAAACTCCTCTGAAGTTTCACAATTAGCAGTTTTACTATTTCCCTCATTAGAATGTAAAATGAAGGTACGTCTCATTAGATCAACAACACAACTAACAATATACTCATCGTCTTCACTCTCAACGAGAAAATCTTCTCTATCGTATTCCATAAATTTAGGTATGAACTCTCATACTATAGGTTATGCGGAATGTCCTGTCAAGGATCTTATGATAGTGTCAGGTTTGTTGATCCAATACCAGCCACTGTAAAGGTTAATGTAGTTAAAGTATGGGTAATCTCAACTGGTGTTACACCTGCTGCACTTATAAATCCATTGGCAGTAACAATACCAACATTTAAATCAGGTGCTCCAATAATACCTTGTGCATGAGATGTAATACCTGCATTGTTTGCGTAATTGGCAATACCGGCAGAGGTAGCTATACCACTAAGTGTACTTCCATCACCAAAGGTACTATAAATCTCGTTAAAATTATCATTTGTCTTACCAAAAGATGATCTCAGAGGATCCCCTGTCCCATCATTAGGAGTTGAACCCAAATTAATTGTTTGTTTTGTCATGATTAGTGATCTCCGTAAGTTTATTTATTACCGACTATCTACAGTAATAAATGTATTGTCTGCGGTAATTGTACTATTATCTGTTGTATCCCTATTGGTTGGAAGTTGAGAATCTATCGATTCAATTATTGGTACTGCCAATTCAAGATCTCTTTGAAAATTATTTAAACCTGTAGATTCTTCAAGGTTTCTAGTCTTTACTCTTTCTGCAGACCATAACTGAAGTTGGGCACCATGTTTTTTTATTTTTGTCGTATTGGCAGAAACAAAATATGGATTTATACTTGATCTTAACGTATCAATCTCATTCTGTAATGAAGTTTGAGATGCGGCAATACCAGCACATACCTGTGCAGCATCTACAATCAACTTACCTGTACCCTTTATAATAAGTGAAGTTCCTGTTGATTCCAATTGACCGGTAAGAACATTCCAATCAACAGAACTTGTACTGAGTCCAGTAGTCCAAGTACCGGGTTGAACACCAGTAAAAAATGAAGAGATTCCACTGTAAAGACTATCTGGAGAAAAAACTAATCCAGCAGACACTTTACCTGGAATACTAATATTAGTATTAGCAACCCCAGTAGGATCTACTGGATAGTATATACCTAAAATATCACCTTCTGTATCGTCAAATCCCAGAACGTTCCAATTACCCTCATCATCAGTCACATAATATGTAAGACCAGCATCCTCGTGAGTATACTTAGAATTTATAAAGTAAATATTCTGTTTTCCTTGACCTGTATTACCCCCATTCAAAATAGGAAACTTCATACCCGCAAGAGCATTGTCATCTGGAGCAGTTCGCGCTTCCAAATAAGGATATCTCTCTATTCTTACATAATCCCCCCTTATAATAGAGTATGCAACTGCAGGTGTTGTAGTTCCTCCACCAATACCACCATCAACCGCTTCAACTGTCCCATTACCAGAGTTTACATCATTATCAATATCACTATCATCTGAAAAAAGACCACAGATTGGTGGAAATATACCAGCTTTAAAAGGACCTGCTGCCATATTTCCAAGTCCAATAAGTTGACTTTTCTTATTATTAATAATATTAATAGTTCCTTCAACATTAGTAAGAACTTCTGTATCAAGTTCTTTTGATACTACCTGATATCTATCTACTACAGTAGATGCAATTCCAACAGGGTATTCATACACATCATTCTGTGCAAGTCTATCATCTTTTTCTGTGGTAAGACCAGCAGTAACGAATTGTCCAGTTGTGGATAATGTAGGCATCTTATAAAACTACTATTTTGTTATTTAGATCTGTTTCCATTGATTTGGATGTGTACAACCTTGATGATGATTGTAGTGTTCTTCTTTGAGAGTGATTCTTACGTCACCAACAATTACAATTCTTTCGTCTTCACCATCACCCTTTATCGTATGATGAATAACATTACTTGGAAATAGGAGAACTGTACCCTCATGTGGAGTAATTGTGTAATAATTGCAGTTGTATTTGTTGAATGCTAATAATGTGTTTCTCTGTTTTGATGGTTCAAACAATCCACCAGTATTTTCATTAATGCTATTTTGCTGAACAACACAAAACTTGTCAGATTTAGGAGATGACTTTAAATAATAAACAAAACTTATGTTTGATTCATTATGAGTGTGAGGATTAAGTCCTGGAATATTCTTGTTGTGATAACCAACCCAGGACTTTATCACATGATAATTGAGTTTTGAATAATCAACATTGAGATGATAAAAATAATTATCAATTGATCTCTTCAGGTCATTAAAGAAAATATTGTATTGTGGATCATTGTGTAGAAAAATTCTTCCAGAATACTCTGGACTTTCATTCTCATATCCATTGAACCAATATTCTTTCAGTGAGTTTAAATTTTCTTTTTTAAACTCATTATGACAATCAATATTATCTTGATAAATTACCAGAGGGAATATCTCGTGTACTTTATTCATTAATCAAGAATTAACGTTATATTCACTATTATCTCCTGGATAGTCTGTTTTTGTCAACCCCCGATACTCAGGAATGTTAGGACTTACATCCTTTCTTTCACCATAAACAACGTAACTACAGTGAATAGGACCACCAGCATTGTTCTTGACAATAACCTTAGTTCCCCACTGAATATCTTCTACAAAGAGTTCCTGGAAGGATCCTCTAGGTGTCAGAACAACATCAATATTGTCAGAGTCAACCAAGTCTTTCCAATAGTCTGGAAGATCAATTACATTACTACCATTCAATTTACCCCTAACATATACATCTGCCTTTGGTGTCTCAACACAAACATATCTCAGTCTATGTTCTTCTTTGGTTGGGTGTGGAATATCAAATGACTTTTTGCTTATTGCAATAGCTCTGGTAAGAGTGCAATATGTCATCACGTCACCAAGACCAGTCAAGAATGCTCCACCAATCATCAAGACATATCCAAAAGTGCTAAGAATACCGTTGAATCTGCTAATGCCATTCTGGATAAATAGGCCATTAGAAACAACAATACCATTCGTGATAATGTTTCCGTTTATAATAGTATTCAGAACTTGTAAAAATAAACCTGGAAGAGGCATATATGCCTGTTTTTCAAGAACAAGCACTTGTGGTGAAGGACCAAAACAATGAAAGTGTGTATAATCAGTCAGATCTCTGTAGAAAAGAACTCCTATATCATAGTTGGGAAATGATGAGTTAATAGGAATGTCAAAGGGCCAAAGTCCCTCTTTCTCTGAAAGTTCATAACTATATGCCAATTCATCAAACTGAAGAGGTCCAGTAAATGTTGCATAATTTCTTAACTGAAATGGTCCGGGCATCACTCAACCTCCGTCACTAATTTAGGAATATCCTTTCTTTCTGCAAATATATGATAATAACAATTGATAGGTAGTCCTGGTTTTGTTCCTACTACAATCTGATTATCTTGAATTCTCTTTACAATTAACTCCTGGTGAGTTCCAACTGGAGTTAATGAAACAGTAATAGATCTTTCATCTACAAGGTTTCTCCAAACTTCTGGTAAAATAATAGTATCTTTGTTTCTCAACTGACCTCTTACATACACAGAATGTTCTGGTCCTTCCAAACAAGCATAAACAAGTTGTTTATTAGGATCATCTGGATGAGGTATCATAAAATTCTTTGATCTTGCAAGAAGAACTTCAGTGTAGATAATCTTTGATTTTATCGTTCTGGCAGTGATGTTGAAATCAACCTTCAAGAAACCCCTAATTCTTGCAAATGTTTTTACAAACAATGCATAGAATGGGATCGGTTTCATCTCAATGTTCGTATTCTGACCGATCATCACATTACCAAGACCATTAGTTGGTCCTACAGGTAATCCATCAGCGACAGCTGTTATAGGGTCAAATTGCCCAATGGGTTGACCAGTAATGGTCGGACCTTCCATATATCCAGAACCACGAACCTCTAGAGGTCCACGACCTAAAATTTCAGGATTTCCACAACCAAGAAAAAATCTTTTTCCTACAAATAAATCAGGTACTTTCATTATACTATTGTCCAGTTTCTGTTTTTAAATTCGTTAGTTACCAACCCAATACCAAGACATGTTTTAGATCCCCACACTTCTGTGGCACCATCTGCAACATCAACGAACCCACCGTATATATTTAACACTGCTTTACCAATAACTTCTACAGACTTCTCAGAGAAGATCTTTGTAGAAATCTTTGAGTTGATATCAATAGTCTGTGCCTTACCAATGATCTTCTCATTGGCTTGCAATTCAATTGTACCATTATCATTACCATCTGCGGTGGCATAGATTCTTATGTTTCTACCTCTAATCTCAACATTACCATTGAGGGCATTGAGTACAAGGTTTCCACTCTTTGCATCAATGAATACACCAGGTTCGTCTTTGTTGGTACAGTTATCACCAGCCTGAACCTGGAAAGCACCTGGTGATCTACAGATTGTACCATGTTTTCTATGTGGTCCACCTTTTTCTTCTAAAGTAATATAATGTTTTTCATTCCTACCACTTCTTAGAAGGACAGCAGACTGATTATTATCTGGCCAGATGTGTCCAAATTTTAGTTCTCCATGTTTATTACCCGCAGCTCTTATAACCTGACAATCTTGAATTTGTGCCATTAAAACTTACCTACACAATCTATAACAGAAATGATCTTATCTTGATAATCAGGATCGATCCTAGGATCTCTTTCCAAATCATTCTCACCTATCCTATCTATACAGAATTTTGGAATTAATATACTATTGAATCCCGATTGAGACTTAACTGTGATCTTAGGCATTTCAGTAAATCCTTCACCACCATTAGTAACTTTAACTCCTACAATCTTTCCAAAGTCACCAAGTTTAAGTTCTGCAGTTGCTCCCATTGATGGTTCAATAATACATTCATCACTTTCGGTATAATTAATACCCGGACTTTCAATAATCACCTCACAAATGTAAAGAATAACTGGATAAGAACCAATTTCTAATGTTGGATATTCAGGAAGAGGTTGGACAATAGTAAGAGGAGGAGTTGTGAGTACACCTTCTTTTACAATAACTGTTGGTATTCCACCAAG